GTATCAACTTGACCATTTGATGCTTTATAATTGTCAATAGAAAGTCCAGTCAATTTCTTGAGTTGACCTGCCCTTCCCGCCATTGCACTTGCAACTACCTTTGAAGCCTCTGCTTCAGTAATACCTGCACGAGCGGCAAGACCAGCAACTCCCTTCATTGCAACTCCTAAATCCTTCGATTGAAGTCCCATCTGCATCAGAGTCATACTTGCTTCACGAGTATCGCTCACAGCATAACCTACCTCGTTACTGAATGTTCTTGCCCATCCTTTCACATCATCTTTCTGTTTTTCCCAGTTTCCACCATTCTGATTCACCAATGCACCGAATCGAGTCCAAGCAGATTCTGATTGAATCGCCGCACTAATACATTGCTTCGCAAAACCAAGAGCCGCACTACCAACAGCCGCAAAAGCCAAAGCGGCATCAGTCTTCAAAGATTTCTTGATAGTCTTCCCTGCTTGACTGATACGCCCTCCTGCTCGTTGCCATGCAGAACCAGTTTTCTCTCCACTTGAAGTGGATTCTTTCCCAGTTTGTTTGAAGGAATCGGAGGTTTCTTTGTTGTCATTTCGTATCTTTTTGCCTTCTTCTGTGACACTATCCGAAGAGTTTTTTGCAGAGTCTCCTATAGCATCTTCTGATTTCTTTGTACCATTCTTGACTGTGTTGTATGAATCGTTGATTGTCTGTTTTATTTGATTCTTGATTTTTGACATTTCCTCTGCGACTTGTGACCCGTTTGCTGTGATGTTTATCATTATGTCTCCGACTGTAGATGCCATGTTCTCCCTCCTTTATGTTTTTTGTCGTTCTTTTTCAAGTTTTTCATATTCTTTCTGTTCCAGTTGTGTTCGATAGTTATAATACATGATGAGCAACTTTATTTCAGGTTGAAACTTGTTTCTCATCACATACTCGAGGGAATACCCATGATTCCGTGAGACTTCAACATATATGTGGAAAGGATAGCTTCTCACGAAGTTAGCGAAAAAGGTTGTCAGTATCTATTTGAGTGATTCCAGTCATTCCCTGCACTTTCTCGAACAAAGCAAGTAAGTATCCGAGTTTCATCTCAGAGTATATGTCTTTCATGCCTTCTTCTGTGCTGTTCTCATCATTGAGTAATCTTGTTTGTTTTGCGAGGAATTGTATTGCAACTTTCCTCATTCCTCCGATATTGTTCTGTCCTTTTTCAAGAATCTTTTGTTCGATACGTTCTGCGATGACTTGCTCTTCCCTTGTTTGAGGTTTGTCTTTTGTGTAGTCTGAGTATGTTTGCATTTCTTCTGTTGTCAGATCAGCGAACAATTCAAGGTTTTGTTGCAAGTTGTCTATTGCTTCTGCATCAATTTCTGTGAATACGAGCAAGTCAAGTTGTATGATCTCTGTGTTCGTGACTGGGTACATCATTGTGATTGTTTGTTCTTGTCTTGCATTTCTCATCATTTCGAGTACAGATTTCTCTGTTTGTACGAGTTCGATGTTTTTGTCTACTGCCTCGAGGGTTTCTTCGGGTTCGTATTTGCGTAGTGCTTGTCTGTATCTTCCGAGTAATTGTTCGAGGTCTTGTAGTTCTTCATCGGTGAGTGTTTCTTCTTGTATGCATTTTATGAGTAGTGTTCTTTCCTCAGAGCTGACTGCTCCGAGTGGTATTTGTTTTGCTTCTTCTATCCAGTCATTGTGCAGTAAGTATTCTTTCATTTCTTGTATTGCTTCTTCTTCGTTTTGTTGCATACTTGTATCTACATATTCATTGTTCATTTTCTATCCTCTCCTTATTCATGTTGAAAATAAAAAAAAGGATGGGAGAAACTATTTGGTTGTTTGTTCTTGTTTCTCCCATCTCAAATCCTATTCATAGGGTATCCCTTATCAGTTTGCTCCTATCTCCAGTCAAGTGCTGTGAATTTTGCATCAAAAGGTTCTGCAGTCTCATTTGACAATTCAGAAATACTGCATCCACCAAACCAGTCACGCATCTTGAGGTTGTGTTTGTCATCATAGTCATATGTAGACAATGCGAACAAATCAGCAATCTCAGAGGTCACTTGATCTTTGAAAATCTCTTTGAACAACTCATAATGAAGTGGGTCAATTCCACTTACTTGGAATTCGTATGATTGTCCCTCGAATGCTTTTGCGTATGGTTTTATCTGATTGGTTGCTGTGTATTCTTCATCCTCTTGTTTGAGGGTTGGTTTGATTGACTCTGCACGAATGTAATGTGTTTTGCCTTTCCATGCGAGTCTTATTTGCATCTGTTTAAATCTTCTACTTGTTGCCATTCTATCATCCTCCTCATTTCTACATGATTGTTGTGTTCACAGTAATTTGCAAGACTTCACCGACTGGTAAGATTGTACCAGTGATAACTGCAGAGTATCTGTCAACTACTTGAACATTCAATTTTGTTTTGATGATTTCTCCTTCCAGCTCAACCATTTCTTCTACATCATTGTTGTTTATGAATCTTTGAACGATTGTGTCACAGTCTGTTTGTATCATGACCTTGCTCGTTGTGATATCCTCGTTTTTGATGTATTGTAGACAAGCGAATTTGACTTGTCTGAGAAGTTCATCAGCAATTTCCCTTGATTTGATGAGACCATCTGCTTTCTGTCCTTTGTAGTTTGTATTGACACCTAAGTGGATACGATATTGTGATTCGTTTCCGGTGAATTCTTCTTGAGCAAACAATACTCCCATTCCTCTGAGAGTGTCTACTTGTCCTGCAGAGAAGTCGTAATCGAATGCTTTCTTGATATTCATTGCTGTGTACCCTGCTTCACGATTGTATGGTGTTTCGAGGAGTTTTCCTACGAGTTGACCATTGTATGCTGTGTCGGGTACGGTGATTTGTATCCTTGAGCTTTCAACACCATCTAATGCATTTGTGAGTGCTGTGATGACAACAGCTTCATTGACTGCTCCTTCTTCTTTTGTTTCTACTGCTTTGCTGACAGTTCCGAGAGGAACGATTGTGCAGGTTCTGAAGACTCCTTTGTTGTAATTGTCTTCAAGTCCTTCTTGTATTCCTTTGATTTTGTTGTTCAATGAGTTGTTGTTGCTACTTGCTACTGTTTCAAGGTAGAATGCTTTTTTGATTTCTTCTTTGTTTGCAGAGTCTATGAAGATGTTTTTGTATGATTCTTTTGTGTCTGTTTTGTTACTGTACAAGTAGAATTTGTTTTGTCCACTTTCTGCCAATGCTCTTTTGATGATTGCGGCGGCTTTTGCGAATCCGTTGTTTCTGATTTGTGTGAATGCATTGTAATCCTCGAATAAGGTTAATACATTGTCGCAAGGGAGTACATCAGTCCCTGCAATGATAAATAGTGGAATGTATGGTGATTCTTCTTCTACTGTGTTGGGTACATATACAGATTCTTCAAATCTGACTCCTGGTGCGTAGTTGGATGTCATTTTTTCCTATTCCTCCGAATAAATTGTTTTTTTTTTTCTTTTGTTGTTTGTAATTTTCATCTATGAATTGTTGAATCTTATTTCTTCGAGCAACTCTCCTCCAATATCATAGACATCATAGTATGATGCGTGTACACGAAACATATTCCGAAGTAGAGGAGGATGTTTGTCATATTCATCAAGCATGACTGGAGACTCAAGATCAAGACTGCCTTGTATGAGGTTGCAATGTGAAGACAAGCTCTGATATTTGTTCTCGAGTGGATATGGGCAGAGGTTCTTCATTGCTCTTGCTGTTTCCTCGAGGGTTGCACTACAAATATTCTGTGTTGTCTCACAGTTTCCCTCGTGGTATTGTGTGCAGTATATGTAGTGTCCTGCTTGTTCTCTTTTGAAACAATCTTCAATCTGAGATGAGATTGCTTCTCTTTCTTCCTCAGTATTGCACCATAGGTTGATGCTCATCTCTGCTGTGCGTTCATACACTACAGAATCCACATTGTCTCCTACTTCAATGAAGTTTGAATGGGAGGGTACACGATGCACCTGCTCCGTGTCAACACTTGTGATGTCAAGTGTGACACAAGGGAGATCATCATCGATGTTGTTGAATTGTCTTCGTACTTGTACACTTTTGTCATTGTACTCGAGTTTGTCCTGCAATAGTCTGACAATGTACTGTTCAAGTTTGTTCATCGTTTGTTCCTCCTATTGTGGTTTGTAGTGTGCTTTGAAGCTTCGTTGAAATGTGCCGATGCTGTCTGTTCTTCTCATTGTACCTGCAACCCAATGTCTTCCTTCCGGGAATTTGCTTGTTCCGAATTCAACATATGCCCAGTATTTTGCTCCGTTCTTGAGTACACCTTTGCAGGTGTATCCTTCTTGTGAAGATTGATATGAATGGGCTTCCTGCAATTTCCCCGTTCGGTATGGTGAAGATGCAACACAACCATCGTACAAATCGATTAGCACTTCATCTGTTGCTGTTTTCATTGCACTTTTTATTTTTTCGGGGTCAAGCTTTGCATAGAAGCTACTACTTATCGTAACGCTCATAATTCTTGTCCTCCCCGTTTGCGTGTGAGATTTGCCTTCTGAAAATTATGGAAATGAGTGTATTTCCGTATTTCTCCGATTACCTCATACTTGTTTCCTTCATCATCTCTCAGTTCATCATTGTCATTGATGATTGTGTCTTTGTCGAAGTATATTTTGTAGAGATTGTCTCGTTCGACTCCGAATGCTTCTCGTATTTCTTGATTTGATTCGTTTTGAAAGTCAACGAGAACATCATCCGAGTATTCATACTCATATGTTGTTGCTCCGTACACATCACTTGTTTCCTTCGTGTATGTGTATCTATGAAGAGTCAAATTCGGGAAATGTATCATATCAATCGCACCCTTGCCTTATACTTGCTTCTGATGTTTTGTATGAGGTTGCTGATCTGAGAGTGTGTACTCATATCTGAGTCTGTGTTGTATGTGATGCTGATGTCTCCCTCATTGATGCTCTTGAGGTTTCCATCGTTCATGTCTCGTATCATGTACATCACAAGACCACTTATTGCCTTGTCGAGTGTTGCTGTGTTGATTGCTTGAGTGTATGTGCAAACAAATTCGCCTTGAATGTGATTCTCGAAATATATGAGTCCTTCTTCTGTGATTTTGTGAGGTTGTACTTCCTCATCATCAACAACAACACATACGGAGTCTACATCGACTGGGTAGAAGTCTGTCATGTATGTTGTTCCTTCCCATCTGCGAATGTAGTCTTCGTGTGTTGTCCCTTCTGTGTACTCATCGCCGATAAGTGTTCCTGCTTGAGAGATCAACAATCCGAGTTGCTCATCAGTGTACTCAGCATCATCAATATTGTACACCTGCAAAAATTGTCTGAGTGCTTCAATGTCTGTCATATTTCCCGATTCCTCCTCTCCAAAGAAGTATTATTCAACTATCCTAATGATTCTCTCCACCGTTACTGGTAGAAGGTGCTGTGATTCCGCTGATTACTCCACACTTGAATGGTGCGATGTTACAAGCAGTCACATATGATGCTACAGCTTGATTGTATGCAAGATTCTGTGCAGGAAGATCAGTAATCAATGAAGGTCTCATGAGGAATTTCACTTCAATTGCAGAAGAGTCTAATACAGCAAGTGTGTGTGCGTTGCTGGTGACTGGAACGTTTTTGTCCACGATGATAGGGATTTCGAGTCCGTCCGGTGATTCATAGGTTGATACTCTGAATCCGAGTCCTATGTCTGTTTTGTCGTTGAATCTTCTGTATGGTGCGGCGATTGCTTTGAGTTGTTTTGCAACGAAGTTGTCTGTCACGATGATGTCAGGATGTCCACCGTTTTCATCGATAATGGTACTGAGCATGTCATCGATTTTGTCTTCGGTTACTGCTCCACCGGTGGAGTCTGTGTTGATTCCAGTTTGGTCAATTACTGCTTTGAAATCTTTTTTTGCACTTGTTCCTTTCCCTTGTAGGAGTGTTTCATCAATCAAGGAGTTGACTTGGAAGTATGCTCTTTGAATCTCTCTTTCAAGTAAGTCAGCATAGTCTGTTCCCATCTGTGCCATACGTGAGATGCTGATTCCTTCTGCGATTGTTTTCATACGGTCAGCAACTTCTGTGTAAGTGGTCACTGCGAAATCTGGAATGTTTTCTGTTTCGTTGATGAATGTTGCGGCGTTGGTAGGTGTTTCTTTGAAGAATGCGACATTTGCTGTGTCTACATCAATACATCTACCTTTATTATCCAATACATTGAGTAATGGGCTGTATTGGTAGGTTTTCATCATGATTTCTTCATCATATGTGATGCCCATTCCTTGTGCTACTTCGGTTGTGCTTTCTACTGCTTTGGATAAGCTGTTTCTTAATTGTTCCATTTTGTTGTTCATATTTGTTGCCTCCAATTATGTTCTTCTATTGTCTGCTCAATAACTGAGCTAATTCGTGAGGAGTGTATGATTTCTTGACTACTCTCTCAGATTCAACTGCTTTTTGTTCTTCTTCTTTGTATTTGAAGTCGAGGTCTGCGTGTTTCTTGTTTGTGAAGATTTCATCGAATTTTTTGCTGATGATTGACTCGATGCTTTTGACTATGTCTTCTTTCTCATCATCATCATCATCTTCTTCAGATGCTCCTTCTTTTTCTTCTTCTTCTGTTTGTGTTGCTTTTTGTTCTGCAACATCTCCTTCTTCTGCTTCAGCTTCCATTTGTTCAAGTTGAGCATTGACATCCTCTGCAGGTTTTCCTGCAGGGTTACTTACAACTGCATCATCTTCTTCTTCTTTTTCTTTTGTGAGTGTGTCAAGTCTTTCTTGAATCTCTTTGAGCTGTGCATCATACTCAGTTTTGAGTTCTTCTCTGATAGTTTCAAGGTATTCTTCTCTTCTTTCATTGAATGCATCATTGATGAGTTCAATGACTTTTTCTACTGTTACTACTTCTTCTGCCATGTCCTTGTCCTCCGTTCGTGGCTTATCTTCTTCTGTTATTGTTTTCTTGATGACTTCTGCGAAGCTCTTCGCAATCACAACACTACCCATTGTTCCCTGATCACAAGGAAGTGGAGTCAAACTTATTTCAGTCAAATCCCAGTCCGTGATGGTGTGTTTGTCAATGCTTGTGTTTGTTGCAACTCCGGACACGCTCATACCCAGTTTCACACCTGCTTCAAGCAATGTTTTGATACGGTTTGCGTGTTCCTTGTTGACAATCTCTGCATGAATCTCTACTCCCTCATCTACGAGTCGAGCAGAAGTAATTGGACCCAATAGTCCCTCCATGCTCGTATCATGGTCAAGGTGGAGGTTGTGATTGACTGCTTGTTCACAGATGTTCATCAATGCATCTCTTGTGAGAACATCACCATACAAGTCTTCTCTGCCCGTATTTGCTATACCAACGATGTGCAGAGTTTCCTTGTCCTCATATGATGTGATGCTCTTGTCTGTTATATTGAATTTCATTCTGTGTTCTCCTCCGGTGGAATATAGAATCCATTTTCATCTTTCACAGCTATAGGAGTACAACTACAATTGGGATGGAATATCTCTTCTTCAGCAAGTGCATCATCAACAAGAACCTTGTGTTCTTCACCTGCGTGTTCCAAGCACACAGCACAATCCGAGTTGCAATGATATGTCACATATTTGACTCCATCTCGTTTGAATTGCATGAGTGTTGCACGATTCGTGATACGAGAAGTTTCAGTACGAGCAATCATTCTTGCTCTTTGTTCTGCTGAGAAAGTATGAATAGGTTCGAGTTGTACCTGCTCAAGTTTCTCCAGCAGAGCAGTTTGTGTACTGTTTCTTCCCTCAGCATAGTCTTGAATCAAGCAATCCCGTATGCCCTTGATTTGCTGTTCCGTAACATCCTTTATCAACTCATAGCTGTAGTCACAGAGTTCGTTGAGTGCTATCCTCTCAGCATTTGTGAAAGGAATCACATCATCTCCCATCCGGACATCACGAGCATAGTTGTAGATTTGCTCTGTCAGATCAGCACCTGCTTTTGCTCGTTCTTCTGCAAACTTGTTCCATTCCTCGCTGATACCCGAAGTGTTGAAGAAATTTGTGAGTCTCTCCTGCCGTTCTTGGTAGAATATCTTTGCTTCA